ATAGGCGACACAAGGATAACGGAGGAATGTATGGACTTTGAACAGCGGAAGAAGAAGGGGAAGAAGAAATGAGGAAGATCCTGGCCGTCCTGATCATTCTCCTTTTCGCGCTCCCGGCGTGGGCGGGACATCGGCACCTTGAGCGGGAATATCAGGAAAAATGGTGCGCGGCCTGTGGCGGGACGACGGAGGTTTACCTGATCGACGGCCGGCGCGTTGACTGCCTTACCGACCGGTATGCTGTCGAGTTCGACTTCGGATTCAAGCTGTTTGAGAGTCTTGGCCAGGCCCTGCATTATGCCAGGATGACCGGAAGGGCTCCCGGAATCGTCCTCATCCTTGAAACAGAAAGGGACCGGAAGGCCCTGGATGACCTCATTCCCCTTGCCCTTGAGCATAGGGTGTCCGTCTGGACCATGACCCCGGAGGATCTGGAAAAATGAACGTCCAGCTCTATGCGGCCCCGACAATCGAGCCGATCACGCTGTCCGAATTGAAGATGCACCTTCGGATCGACTCCGGCACCATGGCGGACAACCTGACCCCCTATCAGTCCATCGCTCCCGGCTCCCACGGGATCCATGAACTCCTGACTCTGGACGTTGCCCCCGGGGGGGCGGGATGGTCTGCAGGGGATACCGTCACCGGGGTCTCGAGCGGAAAAACCTGCGTCATCGTGACCGTGCTCACGACAAAGACCTACATCGTCCGGGACCGGGACGGTTCCTTCACCCCCGGGGAAGTCCTTACAAACGGAACCGCGACCGCCGATCAGGGGGCATCGTACCCCACATTCACCTCCGGCTACTACCTCATCGGCACGGGGGTTGACGTCCTCGGGCATGAGGCCGTCTGCTATCTCAATTCCGGGACAAACGGCTCTGGGGCGACCGTTGACGCGAAGATTCAGGAGAGCGACGACAACATCACCTACACCGACTGGACCGGGGGCGGATTTGATCAGGTCACGGAGGCGAACGACAACGCTGTCCAGGAAATCGAGTACACGGGGGCAAAGCAATGGATCCGGATCGTCGGGAAGCCCCTTGTGGCGGCCTCCGAATTCAGCGGGGATATCGTTGTAAATGAGGCGACCGCTGCGGACGAGGATCTTTTGACCTCCATCATTCAGGCGGCGCGGGAGCGGGTTGAGGACATCACCCGCCGTGCCCTCCTGACGCAGACCTGGGACTACTTCCTGCAGGAGTGGCCGGAAAGCGACCGGATACGCCTTCCCTTCGGGAACCTTCAGTCCGTGACCTCCGTTTCATGGTTCGACGCGGACGGGACGGAAACGACCCTGACGGCAGGGACGGACTACCTCGCCGAGACGAACGGGGATGATTGCGGCTTCATGGTCCTCCCGTATGGCGCCTCCTGGCCGTCGGGAACCCTTTATCCGTCGAAGCCGATCAAGATTCGGTTCGTGTGCGGGTGGACCTCGGCGGCGCTCGTTCCCCGCAAGGTTCGGGCGGCAGGGCTCCTGATATGCTCTGACCTTTATGTAAACCGGGAAGGGCAAGTCCAGGCGGCCTTTATTTTCAAGGAAAACCCGGCCGTCATGAATCTTTTGGCGAGCGCCAGGATTCCGTGGGAGTTTGACTGATGCTTACCGCCGGCGACCTCACGGAGAGAATCACAATCCAGGCCCAGACCATGGCGGCGGATGGGCGCGGGGGATTCAATACGTCCTGGACGGACATCGCAACCGTCTGGGCGAAGGCGTGGACCGTTTCTTCCGTCGAGGGCGTCGCCGGGATGCAGACGTCTTTGAAGCGAATACAGAAATTCGGCATCCGATTCCGGCGGGTCATGAAAAGCGGGTGGCGGGTCAAGTGGAAGAATCAGTATTTCAACATCACCGGCATCGACCCGGAGAACTATGAATGGATGTATCTGACCTGCGAGGGGGTGGAGTAAATGGACGCCCTCCTCTCCGCCCTCTCAGCGAAATTCACCGGGTCCGACCTGTCCAACTATGTCGGGGGGAGGATATTTGAAGGAGAAGCACCGCAGGGAACCGAGAGGCCGTATGTCGCTTATGATTTTTACTCAACACCGGACGACACGTTCACGGAGAAGCTGGATGAGGTGTATTTCACCTTCCATCTTTTTTCGGATTCGAAGTCATCGGTGGAGGCGTCAACGATGTACGGCTACCTGAAGGCATTGCTGGATGGCGCGGTTCTGACGATCACCGGGTACACCTGTCTGTGGTGCCGCCGGGAGGGGATGAGTCAGGGGTGGGACGATATTCCGACTAAATCGGGGACGGCGAGGGTTCGGCACTGGACGTCGGACTACTCGATAAAGGTTCAGGAAAATTGAAAGGAGAAAGACATGAGAAAGAAGTTATCGGAAATCGCGCGGGAGGAGTGGATCGGAATTAACTGGATCGAGGATTCCCAGATGAACGAAGAGGAGCGGCATTTCAGGGCGGACGGACTCCGGACGCCGGCCGAGGCTTATCAGGCCCGGGAGGAGTGGGACGCCACCGCCCAGGAACGGGACGCCTGCAGGGGGATGGTGACGGAATGAAGGTCCTCGTAACGGCAAAATACATTTCCGGGGCCTCGCGGGAAGGCGGGTCTTCCCGCTTTTTCAAGGTCGTCGTCGATACCCTGAAGACACAGGGCCATCAGGTCATAGAAAGCACAGATCCCCGGGAAATATCGGGAAACCGGTTCGACTACATCATCTGCAGCCATCACGATCAATTCGAAGCGATCAAAAAGAACCGAGCCCGGAAGGTCTATATTTCCCACGGCCTCATCGATGATGAAATATTCCTCAAGGGCGCCGACAGGTACATCTCCGTGAGCGAGGAGGTTCGGGCGAGAAATCTGTGGTACGGGACGGACAGCGATATCGTTCCGCAGCCTATCGTCATCAGTGAGCGGAAGAGTCCGGGGAGACTTCTCCGAAAGATCCTCGTTATCCGCCGGGAGTCTGTCCAGTTCGACCCCTTCGCCTTTCTTTCCGAGAAAGACGATCTCCGGTACAGCGATCTTGATGTTCCGATCGAAGATCAGATTGACTGGGCGGACCTGTGTATCTGTCTCGGACGCGGTGCTCTGGAATCCATGGCCCAGGGGAAGGCGGTCCTTGTCGCCGACAACCGGCCCTATATCGGCGCCTACGGTGACGGATATGTCACGCCCGGGAATGTGTTCGAAATCGCCAGGAACAATTTTTCCGGCCGGCGGTTCCGGTACACTCTGACCCCTGAGTGGATCGAGGGGGAGCTTGCAAAATATGATCCGGAGGATTCGGAAGCCCTTTACAATTATGTCCGGGATCGCCACGAGGCCGGGAAGATTGTCCGGGAATATCTCCGGCTTCCCGCAGAGAGACCGATTGTTGCCTTTGGATGCCTTGTGAACGATATGTGCCGTCTCGACATGGTTCTCCGGCAATCCGAAATCGAGGGCAAGATTCACATGGTCAAGACCCCGGAGTATGCCACGAAGGGCCTGAATAAGCTCCTGCAGATCGCGGAGGACGGCGGGGCGGACGTCGCGGTCCTGACTCATCAGGACATGTTTTACCGGCAGCCCTGGCTTGATCGGGTGAAGCTGCAGCTCAAGGCGCTTCCGGAATCGTGGATTGTCGCCGGTATCATCGGGAAGGACATGGAAGGGGAAATCTGCGGGCGCCTCCACGACATGAGGATCCCGCTTCTTTTCAGCTCGGACCATCCCTTTCCGCATCCGGCAAGCTGTTTTGACGAATGCTGCATCATCGTCAACCTGAAAAAAGGTTTCCGGTTTGACGAGACCCTGAAGGGGTTTGACTTGTACGGCACCCTTTGTGTTCTTCAGGCATGGGAAATGGGCGGAACGGCCTGGATCCTTGACGCCTTCGCGGAGCACTATTGTATGAGGCCGTTCACATGGTATCCGGACAAAAAGTTCGAGGCATCCTTCAAGTGGCTTCATAAAAGGTTCAAGGGGGCCCCGAGGATCGATTCCACGGTTATCGGGGTCGAGAGGGAAAAACTGGAAAGGAAGAGAGTGGCGTAAGCAAAGCATAAAATCCGGGTTTTCTCCGAGGTCGGCCAACCGAGGGGGGACGAATAGAAAGATCAAGGCGGCTGGTAGGAGCCTACCCTTCTACCATGCCGCCTTTTTCTTTGCCCGGACAGAACAACTACAAAACAGGAGGTAACTGACATGTCTTCAAGCATCGGCGGCAGGCTGGCAAGGGTCATGTACGGTTCCGTCACCATCGCTGGTCTCGGAACCTGGTCCATGAGCGGATTCGTCCCGGACGTCCAGGAGGACACCGCTTTCGGGGACACCGTGAAAAAATGGAAACAGGCGGGCATCGGCGATGCGGGGGAGGTTTCTTTCTCCGGTAATTACCATCCCGACGATACGAACGGCCAGGCGGCCCTCAACGCACTGGCGAACACCGACGCGGAGCTGACGAATCTCTATTTCTACGAGACGACGAGCCGCTTCTGGCGCGTCGCCGCCGGCGGGGGAATCGTCCTGACCAAGTTCAACGCGATCACTTTCGAGAAGTCCGGCCTCGCCAAGGTGGAATTCACCGGGAAGATTTCCGGGAAGGCCATGGAGCGGGTGGGGTCCTAACCGAAAAGAAAAAGGGGGAAACGATGTACTTTCAGAAACAGAGTGAAGAAGGAGAGTGGTTCTATTTCTTTGGTTCCTCGGTGGATCAGAAAACCGGGGATGTCGTTTACGAAGAGCCCGTAAAGCATGCGCGGGCTCGCATCCGCTCCATGGTCCCGTTCCTCGAAGAGCAGCTTTCGAAACGGAAGAAGGCCGTGGAGCATGTTTACAATCCCAAGACCCGCGCCATGGACCGGGTGACATACTACCCGGACCAGACTCCAGAGGAAATCAAGCAGGAACGTAACGATGCATACGATTACGCCATCACGGGTCTTGAGGGATTCAAGAACAGGGATACCGGGGAAATCCTCGACTGCAGCCGGGAGAACAAGCTCGACCTGATGGGAAACGAGGTGTTCAACCGGTACTTCGCCCGGTGCCAACAGCTTCTTTCGGCGGCCGGAATCACGGCCGAGGAGGAGCGCGAAAAAAACTGATGGAATGGGTTGAGTGGGCCGAGGGTCCTCAATACGACCTTCGCCCCGCTTGCCCAGATTGTCGGGAAATGTATGCGGAGAAGGATCCACCCGAAGAGCCACCTTGCGACG